TCTGCGGTGCGTGTATAGCCAACGGTAGATCCGCCGATTGTTACTGTTCCTGTCCATACTTGAGTAGGGAGAACGGTAGAGAATGAAGGAGTTGGTGCTGTTGTAGTTGTTGAAGGGAAGGCCATCAACTTTGTGGTGTATTCCAACATTCCATCTGCGCTAAAAGCTAAACCGAAATCGGTAACTTGTGCGCCGGGATAAAAGCGAGTATTGGCTGTATAGAAATCCGTAAGAGTGAAAGAAGTAGGCTGAGCATCTCCGCTACCGGCTACCGCATTTTTAAGAGCGATTGCGTGAGTATAAGGAGCAGAGCCACCTGTAGTTGTAACATCGCCGAGAATACCAGCAATGAAATATCCGATGGTGTCAGCAAATACTGGGCCACCGAGGTCAATCGTGGTGTGCTTGCGACCTTGCAAGTAATTGTAAGTTTGAGCCATAGATCCGCGCAAACCTTCGTCGTAAAGCGGGTCAATAACATCAACCGGCTTAAACGAGTTCATTGTGAACGGAATAAAGTTAGTAGCGGCAACGGCAGTACCCTTAGTGGTTTCCTTTGCGATACCTAAGTAACTTTTGACGGATGGTAATGCAAGTGTCATTTATTCATCTCCTACTGTTGGGGCTGGCTTGGTTGCTGGCTTGCTTGAAACATTGTCTGCGCTGAAATCATCCGGCGCATCAAAACTATCTCCGGGTTTAACGGTTACCGCGATACTTGGGAAAGTGCGCTCATCTGTGCCGGTATATGTGAACTTCATTATTTTCCTATCCTTGAATCATCTGGGTAACATCAAAACGGATAATGCCCCAAGTTTCGGTTGCGGTGCCTTTAGAAGATTTAGGCTCACCGAAGTCTCCGGTGATTTGTGGTTCTGCGCCTTGCCATACAAGTACGCCCGACGGATCCCCNAATTGGTGGTCAGAGCGAAGGCGGGCAATAAGGTTATCTACGACATTATCAAAGTCAGCCATAGCATCTTCGGCGTTAAGTTCCATAGAATGATGAAAGAGCTGAATAGCTACGGTGTAGTCAATACGCTTAATACCGCTGTATTTACCGCCGATACCTAAACGGTTAGAGCGAGATGATTCAATAGCAATTACTGCGGCGCAACGATTCTTTTGAGAAGGTAGCGCGTTCACCTCGAAGTTAATACGCTTCGGAAATGAGGTAAATACTTGGTTGATTCCATCTACATTAGGCGGCGCGATAAAGGTTGCAAGTGTCGAGCGAGCCTCTTTGCGACCTACGGACATTAACGCACTCTCCTGTACGGTTGTAGGAGTTCTTTAGCAAGCGCAATTTCATCGCTTAACTTATCTGCGCCCGGGACTCCGTGAGAAGCCGAGGTAGAGATAGCCATAGTCATAGAAGAATCTCCGCGAACCTTTAAGAAGGCGGTGGTAACGAGGATAGTCGCTTCTTTAATAGCTGGCGGGAGAGCCGAGATAGAAACTCCGGTAGCGTGGTCATATCCAAGGGGCGATACAAGAGGAACGGTTGTAGATCCGAAAGTATAAGTTGAAGCCACCATGACATTTTCGCTATTCATGCCGTCATAAATTTTAAGCATATTCCCGGCGAGAATTCCGGTTGCATCTTTAACGGTAAGCGTGAACTGCCCTGCCGTAGCCGTGTTAATTAAAGTATTTGCGTAACCGGCAACATAAGTGTATTTAATAAAAGTCTCTACGCGTGGGCTAGTTGGAAATCCAAACTGTAATGGCCCTTGTGATGAAAAGGTTGTGGAGAGACTCGCGTAATTAACAATAATTTGAGAATCTTCAATCCACGAAGTTGAGCAATCGCCAAGTGTTTGTAGCGAAGTAGAAGGGTTGCCGTACTGAAAAGAAGTAAGCGCGATAATAGGGCTGTAGCGTGGGTGAAAGCGAATAGTGCCGTCTGATGAAATTCGTGTGCGCTGTTGTTCTTGCTCGTAAGTAGCGGCGAGAACTTGATTGCACCAAGTATCTACCCAAGAAGAAGCGCGGGCAATAACATTGGTAAGTTCTGCATCCTGAACATCTGGATCCTGCGAATTAAAAACTAGGTTAGAAATATCTATGGCGGTTGGCGCACTCTTAAACTCGTCTAAAGTGAGATAAGGCGTAGAGAATTGGTGCGTTGTCCCTGTATAAGCGTTACTCATTTATTTCTCCACACTTTCCGCATTTTTTGAAGAATGAACCGAACCCGCATTTAACGCAGGTATATCCGTTAGTAGGGTTATAAGCCCCCGAGGTACTAGCGACCCCTAAGCCCTCAGCCTTCAATTTCTTAGCTAACTTCGGATCGTTAATATGAAACAACCCATCTTTGCCAGCCTTGAGCACTCGGGTTCCTTTAGAGGTTTCTACACCGAGTTCTTTCATTCCTTTAGGTGGAATCATCCGTGTCATACGCGCCTTCTTTCTTTAATGGAAAAGCCCCGCTATTTCTAACGGGGCTTAACCTTTACTTAATTAAGCAGATACGATACCTGAAACGACACCGTTCCAAGCAGGTGCGTAGCACATAAATGCTCCGCGATAGTATGTGCTGAATTCGTAAGCAAACTGTGTTACAGGCCATTGGATACCCATGTAATCTTGTACGAGAACATTCGCCCAAACATCTGAAACCTCAGTATCAGGAATTGGAAGAGTGTAAGACAAGACAGGAGCAACGCCCTGTGGCAACCAAGGGTGAACAGTAAGATCAACGAGCTTGCCTGTAGTTTCGTTATGGATTGCTCCAATAACTGCGCCACCGACATAATCGCCTGTATCTGTCTGTGAGAGGTTCAAACGGTAATTAGCTGTTGAACCATTCTTGATTGAATCAGACAACTGGCGGCGATCCGCACCGTTAAGAAGAACCTCATCTGGGTCTGCCTTAACTGCATCGTAAAGTGTGCCGAATACTGTCTGGAATTCTACACCCGGATTAGAGGTAGAGAATGTTGTGTTGATTTCGTTGATAGCACCTGAGTTAGCACCAAGAACGGTAGCAAGAATACCATCGTAACCTGTTGCATAAGCAGATGTATCACCTGTGATTGTTGAAGCAAGTGTTCCTGTTGTATTGAATACAACATTGTCTCCGAGAGTAGAAGCACCTGCACCGTTGATGTAACCAGTAAGACTTGTGATACGACCTACATAGTGAGCGTTAGCTGCACCTGTTGAAGTACCGACATAAATCTTTGTACCGATTGCGCCAGCGACATTGTTCACAACAATTTTAACAACCTGTCCGGTTGTGATTGCTTGTGAAGCAACTGTTGAAAGAACAGACTCACCAAATGCGCCAGCATCAGAAGTTGCATAGACATAGTAAGTAGTTCCGTTTGTAAGTCCAACTTGTGAACCTGTTGCTGAAACCGCTGAAAGAGTAACTGTTGGAGCCGCGAGTGCNCCAGAGAAACCAGAAGCAGTACCGCGTGACATAAGCATCATNCGNTCTTCCATCAACATTGTTGCGTAAAGTGTTGATGTTGAAGATAGCTGACGGAGATCTTGGTAACCAAGACCTGAGAAGTTAGCATCGAATGAAACGCTATCTGATAGAGAGTATGAGCTGTAAGGAATTACAATGTCATCGGCTGTATAAGAAATCTTTGGGCCACGCTCGTAAGCGATTGAACCAAATGTTGTAGTTGTTGTTTCTGTGATTCCTGGCCAAATGTTTCCTTGTCCACCTGTACCTGTACCTGTGTAACCTGTAATGCGCTTGATGCGGTGTGAAGTACCGACACCCTTCTTACGCACAATCTTGTTACGGAGAGGTGTTGGGCGTGGTGTTAGGAGCTTCGCTGGTGCTTCGAGATCGAAAGCCGCGAAAGATGTTGATAGAGGAACAGTAAGAGAAATATCTTTTACAATATCCGCTGTCGCTGTGCGTTGTGCCGCAAGAGCGTTATTAAGCGCGCCTACTGCATCTGGTGAGAGTGACTTGTTAGCAACGAGAGCTTCGATTTGAGAAGCTGGATCCGCTACTGGAGCCTGTCCCGGTGTAGTTGAAGGGTTAGAGAAAGACTTGTTGAGTTCTCCGAGGTAAGCCTCTTGGAGTTCTGCCGCTTTCTTTGGCTTCACTTCACCGAAAAGGTCTGTTGCTGATGGCATCTGTGCCATAAGGGTAGTTCCTTTCGTTAAGTGTGTTATTCGTTCTCTGTCGCTACAGGCAAGCCACCCTTAGCTGAAAATTCAGCATAAAGAGCGGAGTAACCCTTGCGGAGAACGGGATCAGTTGTCGCATCTGCCTTAGCTTTATAAGTTGAGGCTTTTACGAGGTATTCGTTTGATTGTGCGCCAGAGATTGTCGCGGTGCGCTTTGGGCCACCGGCAACGCTCTTGGATAGTGCCGTTGCTAGGTCGGCTTCAAGTTTTACTGACTTCTCAACCGCAGACTCTTTATCTACGCGCAAAGAAGCAATCTCAGCTTCAACCGATTTCATAGCACTCTTAACGGCTTTCTCGACAACATCCTCAATAGAGGCGGTGTCATCTGAAGCAGGAGCCTCAGAAACTTCAGGTGTCGCTTCTTCTGCGACTTCTTCTGCCACAACTTCTTCGGCAGGGACTTCGGCAACATCATCGGCTTCAACAGATTTAGGAGTTTCATCTGGTGTAACGATTTCCGCTGTTGTTACATCTGTACGCCCGTGAGCATCGGCTGGTTTATCGCAACCACACTCAAGGCACTTAGATACGGACTTTTCAGCCGCCATACTGCATTTGCACATTTTAGAATCGCAACCCTTATTTTCACCGCAAGAGTCACATTCGCAACCGCAAGAATCTTCCTTGACTACTTCTGCATCTGCGGCAAGCTCGATTGTATTGAGATCCGGAGCGGCAACTTCGCCTTCTTCAACTTCGCCCTGATACCAGTTGCGGAGGTGCTTNAGAGCATCAAGAAGGTTCTCGATTGAGTCGCGCTCGCTATTGTCGGCTGTAATTTCGCCAGCCTCTACGATGATAAGGTCAGCAATCGCCTTGATAGCGGTTTCAAACTTATCCTTATCGAATTTCACGGTGTCTGGTGTCAAAGACTTAGCCAATTCCGTGATTTGCTTAATTGTTTCCATCTTTGACCCTTTCTCGGTCTTTTCCACGCTCTTAGCAAGTTCGCTAGGAAGTGGTGCTTTATATTCGTGCAGTTCTTCAACTTGCACCAATGATGATTCGCCATCTACGGACTTCGCCATAATNAACTTAGCGTTTGGATTAGCTGGGCGATCCACAAGAGAGACTTCGATAATCTGCCCGTCAATGATTCGGCCATTAACAGCTTTAGTATCGCGAACAACACGAGGTGATTTAATTCCTATTGAGAAGCCTTTAAGAACTCCTGCTTCCACTTTCTTAACGCTAACAGGATCAACAACGAGAACGCTAATATAGTGACCATCGCTTTTCGTTTCATATTCTTTAGCAACTCCTGCCGCAATATTAGAGTGTTGTTCGCGGATATTTCCGCCGGACTTAAACCATTGTGGCATAGCAGTATCTAGCCAAGTAGGGTCGCAGATTTGCTGATCCATGTCTATTGAATCATCGGTTGCCTTGCCATAAACCATAAGCGAGCCATCTTCTTGCTTCTCGCTCTTAGTAATAGCGGCATACGCACTAGCGAAGTCTATTGCCATATTTATTTCTCCTTAGATACCTGAGTAAGTAATTACAA